GGCCGGTGGTGGTATGTTAGTGCAACCAAGTGCTGACGGATCAAGACCTGGGTATGCTAAAGATTTACCGGAAGGTATTTCTATCAGGTCTCACGGAAAATATCCTGATCAAAAATATTATACATATCAAATTATGAAAGATGGCAAAACTGTTTCATCTAATATGTTAAAAGCCACTCCTAAAAATTTAAAAAAAATAGTTGATATGCGAAACGAAGCAATGAATAAATTCTATCCAGGTAGAACTTCAAAAACAGAATTTATAAAATTAAGAAAAAAATATTCTAAACTAAAAACAAATGAGTTTGCAAAAAAATTAACTGATTTAGGTAAAAAAACTTTTCAAGGTAAAAATTTTACTGAAGAAAATGTTAGAAATCTAATGACTAAATATAATATTAAAAGTGAAGTAGCATCAAATTTAAAAAGACCCATTTCAGAAATTAAAAAAATTATTAAAGAATCCTCTGGTGGAAATGAATTTATAAAAAAATTTGGTAATAACGAAAACATGCTTAGAAAAAAAGCATATACTATTACAGGTATGCAAAATAGAAAAAATATTAAATTTGCATCAGACACATCTAATGAAGCTAAACAATGGTTAAGTTTATTTAGAGCTTCTAATGGTGGTGATAGAATTAAAATGATAGGAACTTTTGATGGTAAAGATATATCTAACATTGATAACTGGCCGAGAAATGAAAAAGGAAAAATAGATTGGAATATAAAAGGTGCTAATGGTGAACCTGCTTGGAAAAATGTTAAATTTGTAGACACAAAAGCACCTGTAAAAAATGCTACCTTTGAATGGAATACAGAAAAAAAACCAAACGGACAATATAAATACGTTGGTGGTAACTTAAAAAATCAAATTGATAGTGTTTTTGGTGATGGATTTTTTAGAAAATCTACAGCTGCTTATGATTTACAAGCGATGAGTGGCACAAAAAATATTATGTATAAAGGTAAAAGCTTGCCTCCAAAACAAGTCATTGCAACTAAAATGATTGAAAACGAATATAAGAATAAATATGGAAAAATACCTAGTAAAGACTATGTATCAAGAAGATTAAATTTTGTTTCTTTTCAAGAAGCTCATCACCCTTATGGTGTAGCCAATGATCCCTATTTTACGGAGTTAGCTTCTAAAGCAGCCAATAGTAGATTAACTTTAATAGAAGAAAAATATAAAAAATTAATAGCAAAAGACCCTGTTAATAAAAATAAATTAATTAATGATTTTAAAAAAGAAGTTAGAGACTTATCCGCTGAATTTGGAAACATAAGAACAGGACAAGTAATTGATACTGGAGGGTTATTTGGAACAAAAGCTCAAGCTAAAGAATTATATAAATCTGGTTTAACTCAAGCTAATATAAAAATAAATTCTCCATTAGGTAAACAACTTATGAAATTTTGTCCAAAAAGTAGTGGAGGTGGAGCCGGTGTTTGTACAATAGAAGAAGCTATGGATGGTTTGATATCAGAATCAAAACAACTTCAATCAGGAAACATGAATGATGCACAAGCCAAAAAAACTGCACGAAAAATAAAAGCAGTTACTAGAGTAGGTACAGGGGCAACCTTAACAAGTTTACTAGGTCCATACGGACTTGCAGGTGAGGTCGTTATCGATGGTGGTTTTATAGCTAATAATATGTTGGAGGGAGGAGATACATACAAAGAAGCATTATCTAAATCTTTAATTAAATATGCAATGCCAACAGATGAAAGAAAACAATTAGAAAAAGAAACAGATAGAGATAGAATGATTTTAGGAAGCGATACTCAAGGACTGGCTGCTGATTATGTAAGCGCTAAACAAAAATATAATGATCTAATAAACAAATATAAAAATCTTCAACGAATTAAAAAAGATGAGACTTTTGATCCTGACACGTTAGTTCCAACATACTCTGCTAAAGATGAAATAAAGGCGGAAAAAGAATTTGAACAATCTCAAATTAGGGCAGAGCCTATGTTTGGAAAAAATATTTTTGATATTTATAAATTCGGTTCTCCAGAACAACAAGCTTTTGCAGCTAAAGAGGAAGTTTTTGATGCACAAAAAATGCAAAATAGAATGGACTATGATAGAAAAATTTTAGGACCACTTAAAGATTTATTTGGCACAGGTTTTTATAGCCCTGCTCAATTAGATCTTTTACAAAGACAAGCTGATAAAGAATCATTAGAAATAGGGCAAATACCAGATGAACTTAAAACACAACAGATAGGAACTTTTGGTGGGGTTGCTAATCTAGCAGGTGGTGGTATAGCTAAATTAGCTGGTGTATCATCAGGGCCGCCACCAGAATCAGGACCAAACTCACAAGGGTTGCAAGGTCTAATGAAACGTGTTAGAAACATATAGGAGTATTAAATGGCAGATATAGATAAAGGACTCCCGAACACTAGAACTAAATTAGATATCCCTTCAGAAGAAGAGATAGCAGAAGATGTTGCTGTTCAGGAACCACAAGAAGAAAAAGGACCAATAGAAGTTATACCAGAAGAAGATGGTGGTGTAACATTAGACTTTGAACCGGGAGCTATTAACGTACCGGGAACAGAATCACATTTTGACAATTTAGCAGATCTTTTACCAGACGATGTGTTAGAGCCAATTGGCATGGAGATGACACAAAACTATATGGATTATAAAACATCCAGAAAAGAATGGGAACAATCTTACATACAAGGTTTAGATCTTTTAGGATTTAAATACGAAAACAGAACTGAACCTTTTCAAGGAGCTTCAGGTGCAACACACCCAGTGATGGCAGAAGCTGTTACACAATTTCAAGCGCAAGCATACAAAGAATTATTACCAAGTGATGGACCAGTAAGAACACAAATCATTGGCACAAAAAATGCTGCAACAGAACAGCAGGCAACACGTGTTAAAGATTTTATGAATTATTTAATTATGGATCAAATGAAAGAATATGAAGCAGAGTTTGATTCTATGTTGTTTCATTTACCATTAGCTGGATCAACATTTAAAAAAGTTTACTATGATGTAAACCTGGGAAGAGCTGTATCTAAGTTTGTACCAGCAGATGAATTAATCGTTCCGTACACAGCTACCTCATTAGATGATGCGGAAGCGATTATTCATACAATTAAAATATCTGAAAACGAATTAAGAAAACAGCAAGTCAATGGTTTCTACAGAGATGTAGAGTTAGGCCCTCCAGGCACAGATACAAATAATGAGCTTGCAAAAAAAGAACGTGATCTTGAAGGCAGTAAAAAGACTGGTAAGAACGAACCAGTTTATACTTTGTTAGAGTGTCATGTTAATTTAGACTTAGAAGGTTTTGAAGAAGTCGGTGCAGACGGACAACCGACTGGAATAAAATTGCCTTACATCGTAACTGTTGAAGAAGGTAATAGGAAAGTTCTTTCTATTAGAAGGAACTTCGCGCCCAATGATCTAAAGAAAAATAAGATCCAATATTTTGTCCACTTCAAATTTCTGCCAGGACTAGGATTTTATGGCTTTGGACTCATTCACATGATTGGCGGATTGAGTCGTACGGCAACGGCGGCTCTCCGTCAATTATTAGACGCGGGTACCCTATCGAATTTACCGGCAGGATTTAAACAAAGAGGTGTAAGAGTTAGAGATGAAGCAGCTCCAATACAACCAGGTGAATTTAAAGATGTGGATGCTCCAGGTGGATCATTAAGAGATGCATTCTTTCCACTACCATACAAAGAACCATCTCAAACATTATTAAATCTTTTAGGTATTGTAGTTAACGCGGGACAAAGATTTGCAGCAATTGCTGATATGCAAGTTGGTGATGGTAATCAACAGGCTGCAGTTGGAACTACAATCGCTCTTCTTGAAAGAGGATCACGTGTAATGTCTGCAATACACAAAAGATGTTATGCAGCAATGAAAAAAGAATTTAAACTTCTTGCAAAAGTTGTGTCACAATATTTACCGCCAGAATACCCTTATGATGTTGTAGGTGGTGCAAGAAATATTAAACAAGCTGACTTTGATGATAGAGTAGATGTTATACCAGTTGCAGATCCAAATATATTTTCAATGAGTCAAAGAATTACTTTAGCCCAAACACAATTACAAATTGCTAGCGCTAATCCACAAGCACATAACATGTATCAAGTGTATAGAGGAATGTATGAAGCGATAGGTGTAAAAAATATTGATGCAGTGCTTCCACCACCAGCGCCAATGGCACCGATGGACCCAAGTTTAGAGCATATTAATGCTTTGGGTGGCAAACCTTTTCAAGCTTTTCCTGGTCAAGATCACAGAGCACATATCACAGCGCATTTAAACTTCATGTCCACTAATATTGTTAGAAATAATCCTGCTGTGATGGCTGCAATACAAAAAAATATACTAGAACATATTAGTTTAATGGCTCAAGAACAAGTTCAACTAGAATTTAGAGAACAATTACAACAAATGATGATGATGCAACAACAAGCAGCGATGAATCCACAGGTACAAGCACAGCTTCAAGCACTAACAAATCAAGTTGAAGGTAGAAAAGCTATCTTAATTGCTGAAATGACAGAGGAATTTATGAAAGAAGAGAAACAAATTACATCACAGTTTGACTCTGACCCTCTATTAAAGTTAAAATCACGTGAAGTTGACCTTCGAGCAATGGAAAATGAACGAAAAAGAGACAACGATGAAGCTCAACAAGACCTTGCAAGAGCAAGATTAATGCAACAAGGTGAAATTGCAGAAGATAAAATGGAACAAAACGAAGATTTAGCTAAATTAAGGGCTGGAGTTAGTCTTGCAAAGTCAGGAGTGCAACAAGCAGCGGTTATGATGGAGGATGATTAATGCCATTAAACAAAAAAGGTAAAAAAATTATGAAATCCATGAAAAAACAATATGGTAAGAAGAAGGGTGAAAAGATATTCTATGCATCTAAGAATAAAGGTGTTATAAAGGGAGTGAAAAAAGGAGCATAAATGCAAAAACTAGATAAAATACAAGAAGTTAAGGTTGCAGAACAAAGTATCGAGGTAGATCCTAGATCTAAAACAACTGCTGACCAAGCTTTTAACTATATTGCTACAGGAAAACCTGAAATGCCAGTTGGCGGTCAGAGAAGAATGTTAGCAGAGAAGAAAAGAAACTCTAAAGCGTACTAATTATGTGGTTATCGGCGATAAAATTAGCCGTCTCTGCTGGTAGTAAGATTTATGAGAACAAGCAGAAGACGAAGATGGCAATGTC